CTTCAACAACAAGGTGATCTTCGAGGCCGACGTCGACTTCCAGGGGACTGTGACGGGGATAGCCGGCACGGGGGACGTGGTAACCACGGCCGACAACGTCCTGACCGGAGTGAATCAGTTCACCAACGCGGCAGGTCAGGTGTTCTCGGTTCCGCCTCGAATTCTCGGTGGCCGAATCAATGCCTGGACTGCTCCGCAGATGACCCCGGGCACGAACGCGACCACGCAGGCCCAGTATCGAGTGCTTGGCGACGGGGTCGCTTCCCTGGAGTTCGACGGGTCCACCTCGGAGGAAATCTCCATGCTCGGGTTGCTCGGTCAGGATCCCGACCGGGGGACCTTTGTTACCCTCACATTCGCGTCCGACGACACGGCCAATACCGTGTGTTGGCAAGCGCAATGGCAGCTACTGACCCTGCGGGGCATCGACACGAACCTCCTATCCACCGCGGCCACCTGGACCAGCAACATTCCCGGGACTGCGCGGGTACCAACCAATATCACGATTGCCCTCTCGGCGCCTACCGGGGTGGTCGGATCGACAAACGATTTCTCTAAGCCGTACATGCTTCGCATCACGCGGCTGCCCGGGTCGGACAGCAGTTTGAGCAACGCCTACCTCATCGGTGTCGATCACCGCTACGGACGATGAAATCCGCGCGCATGTTGGTTCTGCTGGCCTTCCTCGTCGCGTTCGCGTCGAGCGGGCGCGCGGCACGAAACTTTGCGATTTCTCCATGGCAGGGCGGTTGGGTCAGCACGGGATCGCTGACAGCGACGCCTCAGACATTCGCGATTTGGGTCCGGCCAAGCGTGACGAACGGCGTCGGCAAGGCTCTTCTGACCACGACGGGGGCGGCAAATCACTACCAGCTCGCCGGTATATCCGTGAGTCTCAATCGGTGGTACGTGGCAAGCCGGGCCGGAGGATCCGAAGCCTACGCTGCCTCGATGACACCTCCGGCTCTGAACCAATGGACCCACATCGCGGTTGTGTTCGCATCGGCGACCTCGCGCGTCATCTTCGTTAACGGAGTTTCGGAAGGCACGAATACAACGTCGGTGGCCCCGACGTTGACCGCGGCCAGCGTTGGCATTCGGTGCGACGGGGGATTCCCGAACAGCGGGAGCCCGAGCATCTTCGAGGGAGACCTTGCCTTCGCTGTCGTCTACAACGTCGCGCTTACGGCCGGAGAGATCGGGCAACTGTCAGGTTTCGGGTCTCCTGGACGAGCGGTGCACCCCACCAAGATCCGCCCGCAATCCATCCTTGCCGAGTGGTCGCTAGACGGCGCGACGGCGTACGAGCGCGCCTCTGTCGGCTTGCCCCTGTTTCTGACCAACGCGCCGGCGCGTGCCGCCAGCCCAACGATCATCCGATGAAATTCACGCTTTCCTGGATGCTCATGGTGCCGTCCTGCGGCGCACGAGCCGACCTCGCCGGGGACGTGGCTGCGTGGACGAATGGGGTTTACGTGGCGTACATCGGGGACTCGATCACGGCCGGGTACCCGGCGTACCGACCAACATCGGACGGTGGACCCAGCGGCGACACGAACGCCAACGTCGCGTCCCAGCTTCTAACCTACTCGGGTGGACTTATCAGCGCCACGAACAGAGGCGTTCAAGGGCGAGTGTGGGGTCAGATGACCTACGACGTCACCAACGCCTTGAAGAATCGCCCGCGGTGGATCTTCGTTCGGTGCGGAATAAACGACATATCGGCGAGTAACAGTTGGAGCCAGGTTGAGAGCAATGCCAACGTGGTGAGAGCGGCATGCATTGCGAGCAATGCGCTGATGGTCGTCCAGGACATCCTCCCTAGGACGACCGGGTCCGATGCCTACAACCTGATTGTCCGCACCTGGAACACCAACCTTTCGACTTGGGCAGCGACGTCCGGGGTGCGGCGAGTGCTGGACCACGATCTATTCGGGACGAACAGGACATCCACCGGGTTCAAGGACAACCTGTACGCGCCCTACGATCAGGATGGCATCCACCTAAAGCCCGCCGCGTATCCTCTGTGGGGTCGAATCAGCTACACCAACTTGCTTCTTTGGACGGCGGATCCGATGCACGGAATGCGTGCCACGACCATTCGAGCGGGACGGGTCATCAAGCGATGAAATCACGCACCATCGCCTGGATCATCGGCTCCACCGTCGGCGCGCTGCTTCTGGTGGAGGCGGTACGCGCCTTCGGTCAGGCTCCGGCATCGCAGCCGTTCACCCTGCGGTGGGACGATCCAAACCCGGATGGATTGGTTTCCGGGTATCGAATCTACAGGCGCTTGGGAACCAACTGGGTGGCCCTGGCAGATGCCACGACTAACGTCTGGACGATCGAGTTGGCACCCGGCCTACACCAGTTGGACGTCACCGCGCGCGGCGTTGGGGGACTGGAATCGGACTTGTCCCAGCCGCTGGATCTCGCCGTCGTCGTCGCCGTCATCAACCTCCGCGTATCCCAGCCATGAAACTCCTCCGGTTCTTCGTCGTCGCCATCGCTCTTACCGGCTTGCTTGCCGTCTTGACCGGGTGCGCGTCGCCCAAGGAGGTGACGAACGCTCGAATCCGTGTGGTCGCCGGGACCAACGAGGTGCTCTCGATCGACCAGCCGAAGGACACGACGATCGCCCGAGCGGAGTACCGCCGCCCGGATGGAAGCGCGGTGATCATCGAAGGGTACCAAAGCACGGCGAACGCCGCGGCGGTAGCAGCCGTCGAATCCATGAACAAGATGCAGGGTCAGATCATGCTTCGGGCGTTGGAATTGGCCAAGGAGGCGGGCATGGCCGGCGCGACCGGGGGTGCCGTGCGCAACAGCCCGGGGATTCCGGAAGGTTGGAAGCTGGTCCCGACGAACGATCCGAGCACGCCGAAGCCGGAGATCCCCGCGAACTGACCCCGATTTATTTCCACATGGAACCCATGTTTGCATCCCTCGTTTCGATCGTGATCCTGTTGGCATCGCGCATGGTCGGCCTGGCCGCCGACGATACCCTCGCCGTCGGGCAAATGATGGTCCAGGGAGGCGCCGACTGGGTCAACTGGATCGAGAAAGCCGGAACGATCGGGGTCTGCGTCTGGATGCTGGTGTGGTTCCAGCGCCGAAGCGACACTCAGCACGCCGAATTGGCCCGCATCACCGAGCGTGCGGTCGCGGCACTCGAGCACAACGCCGAATCCGATCGCGAGTTAGCGCAAGCCGTCAACGGACTCAAGGAAGTGGTCGAGTACTGCCGCCGATGAACCGGCACCGCGCATACTGGCCTTTGGATGAGGCGCCTGTTCCGGACGGGGACGGGCGCTTCCTGGGCGTCAATGCCCGCCTCGATCCAGCGCAGTTGGGCGATGGGGAGCTGGCGTCGGCGGTGAACTGCCGTTTCGACGAGGGGCGAATTTCCACCCGCCGCGGCCTGCGCATCATGGCGTGGGGGGCGAAGAACCATCTCGGGGGCGCACCGGAGTTGATCCTTCCTTACGGCCCCGTGCGCAGGGCGGGCGCCTTCAACGATCCGATGACGGGTTTGGAATGGGCGATCGTGGTGCGCGATGGGGACGACGACGTGCCGCTCGGGGCCACGTACCGGGCCCGCCCGGGCAATACGGGGGTCATCATCCCTGCCCCGGATGGCACCGACTTTACGACCGTTACGGACCTGATCCAAACCTACAACGGGATGATCGCGCTGCGCGGTCCGGACCTGGCGCCGCTCTACCTAGCCAATCTCGACGAAGGCTGGAGGTCGCTGCCGTCGGCCCCGAGCGGGAAGGAGGCGATTCCCGTGTCCACGCAGGGCCTGTATTTCGGCAATCGCTTGTTCGTGGTCGATGCTCGCACGTCGGCGCAGTACCTGGACAGCGTGTGGGTGTCCGATTTCGGCGGCGTTACCAGCGTGTTGCAGGGCGAGGAGTACAGCGTCTTTCAGAGCTTCAAGATCAACCAGGGTTCGGCGGACCGCCTCGTCGGAATCGCCAAATTCAACGACCAGACGCTCGTCGCCGCGAAGGCGGGAAGTATCCACGTCGTGAGCAACATCTACGGGACGAACGAGCAGCTCGCGCAGAACGCGCGGTTGGACCAGCTCACCAGCGAGTACGGATGCCTGGCGCCGCGGTCGTTCGTCCAAGTCGGCCGGGACCTGTGGTTCCTAGGGCATCGGCGGGGCGTGTGCTCGATCCAGCAGACCACAACCAACGCGCTCCAAGGCGTCGACATCCCGGTGTCGCGCGACATCCAGCCCCTGGTGGACCGCATCAACTGGGAGTGTGCGCAGGAAGCCACGGCGGCCTCGCACGGCAATCGGGTGTACTTCGCCGTGCCGCTCGACGGATCCACCGAGAACAACGCCGTGCTGGTGTACTCGACGCTCACCGGCAAATGGGCGGGCTACGATCAAAGCGATGCGACCCGGGTCCGGGATTGGATGCGCTTCAAGTACGCCGGGGCGGTGCGCCTGGGGTTCCTCTCGATCGACGGTTTCGTGTACCTGTACGAAGATGGCTTCCGGGACGATCTCGGAGACGCCGCCGGGCATATCGAATCCGTGCCCATTGCCGCCACCGCGCTGACCCGGGGATACGGCGGCCGGGTGAGCGGCGTGAAGCGGTTCACGCGCATGGAGGCGCGCATCCAGACGTGGGACACGTCCATGACGGTGACAGCCGTCCCGGATGGGCGCGGGGAGATCGCCGAGGTGCTCGCCGTCGACGTGGTGGGGACCCGGTACCGTCGCCCTCATGGCCGCGCCCCGTGGGTGGCCGACAACGAGGACGGGGATTGGGACGAGCGCCACCGCGAGGACTACGCCGTCAACATGAGCGGCCCGGCGCACGCCGGCGTGCAGGTGACCAGCCCCGGGGGAGAGGGAACGATGGCGTTCGGAATCCTGCAATCCGCCGACCTGTCCAGAAGGATGCGGGCCCGGGGTTCGTCGATGCAGTTGGAGTTTGTCGCCACCCGCGGGCGGTTGGAGGTGTCGGGCGTCAGCGTCGACACCCTACGCGGCCGGACGCGGGATGCGGTCGTGACCTGATACCCAAAGGAATTCCATGGCTCTGACCCTGACACTGTTTCGAGGCAAGACGATGGTCGCCGGCGACAAGTGGGACGTCGACGACTGGAACGCGGCGTTTCTGCCCAGCGCGACCCTCGAGGGTGGGGTGGGCGGGTCCGACATCGCGGACTACGCGATCACGACCAGCAAACTCAACGCTGATGTGTTCAACGGCATGACCCTCGCCACGGCGCTGGCAGTGGGCGACTTCCTGCCGTTCTACGATCTCAGCGCGGCCGGTAACGCCAAGATCACGGTCGCCAATGCCCTCAACGGCCTGTTCTCCTTGGCTCCCACGGGAGCCGCGTTCACGTCCTACGCGGCCGACCTGCTGACCTGGCACAACGGGACGGCGGCCGGGACGATGCCGGTCGCGCGTTTCGCGGAACAGTTGATCGCGCAGGCCCCAGCCCTCGCCTCGATCGACGTCGCCGACGAGGTGCTGGTCCACGACGCGTCTGCGGCTGATGGCAGCCAGGCCGTCCGGGTGACGGTCGCCAATCTGTTGCCGGACGTCGGCACTGCCGGCACCTACACCGGCATCACCGGCATCACGACGGACGCCAAGGGGCGCGTCACCGGGACCGTGACGACAGGATCCGGGCAAATCTACTCGACGGCCGACGGCTCCCTGGTGGCGTTGCCGACGGCGGCCGGGTCCGCGGGAACCGTGTCCATTCCGCACGGATTGGGAGCCAAGCCGAGGTTCGCGTCGATTTCCGTCGTCTGCACGGATGCCGGCGGGGATGCCGGGTACGCGCAGAACACCGAGAAGGATCAGCGGTTCATCGTGTTCGACGATCCCGCCGGAGATTACAATTCGGGATACGTGGTGGGCTGGGACGCAACCAACATCACCGTGATGCAACCGGACCAGGTCGCCAAGCGCGTGGCGCACGCGACCACCGGGGTCATGACGGTGGTCGACACCACCAAATGGAAGGTGCGGGGATTCGCCATCCGATGACCGAGACTGGCCAGGCACCGATGCTCCCATGGCAACGCGCGAAAGCGTGGTGGGACGCCCACCGCGTGGACGGGATGCCGTTCGTGGCGCTCTTGGGAAGCTACCTGGCCCAAGGCCATTACGTTTGGAGCAGTCCGACCGAGTTCATCCTGGCAACCGAACTCTGCTACCAACCGCCGGAGCAGTTCGATTTCCAGCTCGCTCCGAACGCCTGGTTTATCCACCTGGCAGCGACTGCCGACGGGCGTCGGTTGGACCCGGGCGTGTTCATGCGCCTTGCGCCGCGCGTGCATCCGTGGGTACTGTTTGACCGACGCGGTAAGTGCCACGTCCATCGCTGGGATCAGTTTGCCGGCCGCCAAGCCCCGCTTCCCATGAGCCATGGGTAGCTCCGTCAGCACGCCCCCCGATCGCAACTACGCGCAGGAAACCCGCGACACGCTGGCGGCTCAGATCGACCTGGCTCCAGCGCGGTACGAGGCAGAAGCCACCTACCGGCCGAAGTACGCCGAGCTGGACCTGGCCACGCTCGATCGCACCCTCCAGGGCACGGACAAGACCCGGGGTCTCCTCGACATCTACGAGAAGACGGTCTACCCCACGCTCTCTCGTCTCGACGAGGCCGACCGCCGGGCCCGGGTGGCGACCGACCTGTCGCTGATCCAGACGGAGGCTCCCAAGGTCACTCAGGCGCTGCGGGAGGCGTCAGGAACGGCGGGGCTCGTGTCGAGCCTGGAGAAAGCCGCACAAGAGGGTCTCGACGCGGGCGCCGGGCTGGATCCCAGCCTCGCCAACGAGGTGGAGCAAGGCGTGCGCGCCGGGCAGGCGGCTCGTGGATTCGGCTTCGGAGCACCGGACGCGGTGGCCGAGGCGTTCGCGCGGGGGGAGCGGGGCAACGCGCTTCGACAGCAACGACAGCAGTTCGCGACCCAAACCGTCGGTACCCTCCAAGCCACGGGTGGGGATCCAGTGTTGGCGCTTCTCGGCCGTCCCAGTCAGACCTTGGGCATGGGTCAAGGTATCGCGGCACAGGGCCAGGGATTCACGCCGGGGTCGCTGTTCAACCCGGAAAGCGCGTACGCCGGCGACATTTACAACACGAATTACAACGCCAAGGCCGCGGCCAAGATCGCCAAGGCCAACAACGACGCCGCCATCACTTCCGCCGGCATCTCGGCGGCAGGGAGTATCGGCAGCTCCATGTAACCCATGCCCTACCGACCCTCTGAATCCGCCTACGCGCTGGACCCGTTCGGGATGGCCCAGCCTGCCGACCCGCTGAGCCAGGAGGACGTGGATGCTGCCGCCCGCCGCCTGGAACGCGTCGGGCTCGAAGATTCCATGTTGGGGAAGGTGAACGATTGGCGGGGACGCATGGTGGGCAAGCGCGCCGGGCTTCTCGACTCCAAGGAGCCCGTCGTCCAGACGACGGCGCCATCCTCCAATTCCTCGGCCCTCAAGGACGGCGCCAAAGGCGCCGCCATAAACGGTGGTCTGCTGTCCAGCCTATGAAAGCAGACGCCACCCGGGCGCTGTCCGAAGTGTACTCCATCGCCAGCGGTGGAGATGCGGAGGTGTTCGCGTGGCTGCTGGCGTTTCACGGGTGGGCCCATGCCATCGACGATTTTGTGGACGAGCCGGGGCATTACGCGGCCGAGGTGGTGGACCTGTGCGCGCGTGGGGTCGTCCTGACGTCGTGCAGCTTCTACCGCCAGCATGCGGAAGCCCTCGGGCCCCTGCTGGCGATCGTGGCGGAGCAGTATCACGCAAGCCTTGCCACCGGCGGCGTCCTGGGAAACGCGCTCCGCATCGCGGGAAACCAAGTGGTGCTCGCCGTCGCCTACATCCGAGGGGGCGCGTCGCTGCTGCGCCTTGTGTCCGAGCGCCTTTGGCCGATCGTCGAGGCTACCCAATTCCATGAGTGAATCCGAGGCCATTGCGGCTCTGGACAGGATTTTGTACCAGGTCAAGGCCATCCGCGCCATGCGATGGCTGGCGCAGTGGCCGGAGGGGAATTGCGAACGTCCGAATCCGCCGCAGTTCGTCGTCGAGTTCCTGAAGCGACAGGCGCAATCCGCGAAAGGTTGATCCATGCCCTACAATCCAGGCATCCAATATCAGGGGGATCGGTACCTCTTTGAAGGGATTGCGAGTCTCGGCCAAGCCTTCGGTTCCGCGCTGCGACAACGCGATGCTCGCAAGTATCAGGAAGGACTGGTCGCCAAGGAGCGCAAACAGCAGGAAGTGGACCTCGCCGCCGAGGAGGCGAAGAAAGCGAAGGCGACGCGCACGTTCCTCGCGACGTGGATGCCGGACGCCAAAGACAAGTTCGAGACCATGGGGCTCGCGGAGTTGGAGGGGACCGTCCGGGCCCTGGGCGCCAAGCAAGCCGACGAGGACCGGGCGTTACGGCGCGAATCGCTCCAACTCAACAACGCCGCCGTACGCGAGGCTGCGGCCCGAAGGCAGACTGAAGCCCAAGCCACGCGCGGGTTTCTTTCAGACCTGGCAGCGTTCTCGGACCTGGCCCAAGCATCGCCGGAGGGGGAACCTGCGCTTGCGCTCAGTCCGGAGATCAGAACCCAGTTGAAGCGGCCCGGCGGGATCGGATTGGCGGCCCTCGCGCGTAACCCCGGTGTGCCGCAGGATTTGGCCGAGCGCGTCGTTATCAGCGGGATCACCCCTCCCAAGCAAAGCGGCGAATGGGGGTTGCGTCCGGGTCAGATGATCGAATTCGGTGATGGCAGCAAGGGGTTGGCGGCGACCCCGAACTCGGTCGTCGTCAAAGGGCCGCCCAAGCCCGAGAAAGCAAAGTCTCTCACCGCCACCCAACAGCGGCGGCTGCAAGACCTGCGAACCCGACGGGCGACGCTGGCCATCCAACAACGGGAAGCCGGTCGCAATCTCGACGTGGGCAACGCCCGGCCCGGCCCGGACTGGGCGTGGTTCGGAAAGCCCTACAAGGACCAGGCCGCCGAAGTGCAGGCGCAACTGGACGAGATCGACACGGAGATTGAACAAATCACTGGAGGATCGGCTCCCGCGGCGGAACCGAGGGTCGAACCGAAGGAGGCGGTGAAGGAACCGGCGGCGCAGCCAACCATTGATCAGGAAGCGCAAGACGCGGAAGCGGCCATCCGCGCCGGCGCAGATCCGCGGGCAGTGGCCAAGAGGTACAAGGACAGGACCGGAAAGGACCTGTTCTAATGGGCGCGTACGACGACCTGGTTCCCGCTCAGCAGGTTGGGACCGGTGGATACACGGACCTGGTTCCGTCGCGAGAATCAACTGTCGCCGGCGGGCCCAAGGTGCAGCTCGCCACCAAGGCCGCCACCATGGAGCGGTTGGGCGAGGAGGTGCCGGCGCTGGGTGTGGCCGGCAGGGCGGCGTCGCGGGGCGGCAAGACGTTACTGGCCGCATTTGCGGACCTCGCCAGCGCATTCCCGGGAGGGCCGGATCCTGCCCTTGAGAATCTGCGATCCTACGCCGAAAGCCCTGAGATGCCCCTACCTGTCGAGGAGGGATTGGCGGCCATGTCCGGCGTGGGCAGCGTCCCAACCAAGATGGCGGCGGGCCTCATCCGAGCGGGTCCGGCCATCGGCATGTCAATGGGGATGGGTGGGATGGGGGTGCCCAGCGCGTTGGCAGCAGCAATTCCGTTGTCCGCGGACGAGCAGGGCACTCCCGACCCAACATCCGCAGCGATCGGAGCGGCATTGCCGGGTGTTGCCAGAACCGGCGAGGCGGCGGTGGCCGCCGGATTGTCGCGGCTGCCCATGAGGGAGGTGGCGGTAGTGCTTTCTCGGGATCCGCTCCGGCTCAAAGGCAAGGTGATTCAGAAGTTTGGCCCCCTGAACCTGTCCAACGATGTCTTTCGCCAATGGCTCGAAGCGGGGGGTGGGGCGGCGACGGCAAATGCGTTCCTGCTGGCAACGCAGGCGCCGGGGATTTTGGAGTTGCCTCCAGAGCAACGCGGCGAGGCCGTGCTCGACGCCGTGGCGGCCAACGTGGGCCCGTCGCTGCTAGGATTTGCGGCCCGCAAGCCGGTGTCGTTGACGCTGGACCGAATGGCTCCGGACATTTTGGGCCGGTTGAAGGAAACCCTGGGCCGCAGGACGTCGGCCACCGGAGAACCGCCGGCGCCCGAAACGCCGTACTCGGATTTGGTGCCCCCGACCCCGACCCCGGCCCCGACCCCGGCCCCGACCCCGACCCCGGCCCCGACCCTGACCCCGGGGGAGCAGGACTCAACACTCGCGGACGACATCGCAGCGGTGCGACAGATGTTGCAGCCCGGCGAACTGCTGACGGAATCACTGGTGCAGCGGCGTCTGAAATGGGGGTTGAACCGTGCGAAGCGGGCTGTCGAGGCCATCAAAGACCAAGCATCGGGAACAGCGGTGGAAACACCGCCCGAGGCGCCGAAGGCGTCCGAGGGAACGCCTTCGGTTAGTGCCAAGCCAATTCCCACCCCGGTTACTACAAGACCGGGTGTATCAAGCCCGGTTGATGCAACGCCTCCGGGAGCGGCCGAGCCCCCACATCCAGGCGAGTTTCTGGCCAACTACGTGGCGCAGGAGCTGGGTCGTGGATTTCGCATTGCACGCGACGAAGTGATGCGTGTGGCGGCCGACCTTGGACTGTCGGAAAAGGACTCGGAGGAGTGGGCTGAACTGGGAAGCACCGAGGTGGCCCGGACGCTCGCGCAAGATCCGGACATGACCGATCGCGAGAAGTTCGCCGCGCTCGTCTCGCTCTACGACCGAATGCCGCGCTCGTCGACGCGGTCGTTGGAAACCAAGGTTAACCAGCAGTATTCGACACCTCCACCTCTCGCGTTCCTGGGCGCGGTGCTCGCGGATTTCGCACACGGGACAGCGTTCGCCGACACCACGGCAGGCCACGGCATGACCATGATCGGGGCCAAAGCGGGCGGTCGCGTCGTACTCAACGAACTGGACCCCGGCCGATTTCAGCGCCTCTCCCGCTTCGCGCGGGCCTATCAAGCCGCGGCGACGCTCGCCAACGGGGACGCGACAAATCCCGAGTTGCTGCGCCCTTTGTTGGGCAACATCGACCGGCTGGGGCTCAATCCGCCGTTCGGGTCCGTGCTGGGGCCCGATGGGAAGCCTCGTCGTTTCACGCTGGTGGGCGCGTCGACCCGCGCCAAGGACACCTCCGGGCTCGACCAGGCGATTCCGCTGAACTCGCTGGAATTGGCCCGGCCTGACGTCAAGGCGTTCATCATCATGGGGGCCAAGACAGGCACCCCGTTTGCCGCCATGGGCGAGGGCCCGGCGCGTGCGGCGGCTTACAAGAAGGCGTCCTTTTTGGAGTTCTTCGATCGGTTCAACGTGGTAGACTGGTTCACGATCGGCGGGGATCTCTACCGCAAGATGGGGGCCGGGTGGCCCGTTGACGTCGTCATCGTCCACGGCAAGGGTCGCACGAAACCGTCGAAGGACGGAGGGTTGATCCGGCCGTGGGTCACGCCGCCGCGGGTCATCGAACGGTGGGAGGATCTCGCGGCCCTGATTCCGGAGAGCACGCATGACAACATCAAGCCTGGCGGAGCAAGCGCAGGATCGACTGGGGGAGGCGCTGGCGGAACTGGTGCTGGCGCAGGAAGCGGAGAACCCGGGCGACCGGGAAAGCCGGCAGTACCTGCTCCACGACATGAACAGCCTCCTGCAACGGGTGGGAGCCGGCCCGGGGTCGGAGCTGCAAAGCCCGATGCTGGCCCGGCCCAACGACCTCAGCCCGCACCTCCGGGCGTCCCTGGAGATTCCAGCGCAGGCATTGGCCAAGGAACTCCCGAACCGGCTGCGCCAGTGGCTCAAGGAGGAGCCGAAGCCCAACAGTCCCGACCGGCCGGGGTGGGCGGAACACGGCCGGTGGCTGCTGGAGCAGGTCAGTCACAGCCGGGAGTAGTCCCCCAGCCGCCAGTCGAGGGGCTGCCGGCGAGCCTGATGGTGCCCTACGTGGGCGTCAGCAAAGGCGCCAGCCTCAACCTGGTCGCTCCCCGCAACATCGCCGGGCAAATGCTCTCCGCCCAGCAGGCGCTGGAGGCCGAGGTGGGCATGAGCGCGGACCGATTCGTCGCGGAGCGTCTTGGTCGGGACGTCGCGACGCTGCACACCCAGCTCGCCGGAGCGCAGATCGACGCCGTCGCGCTGGCAATCCGTAACATCGAGCGGGGATCCGGGCTCATCACCGCCGACGAGACCGGGGTGGGCAAAGGGCGGATGGTCGCCGCGCTCATGGAGTACGCGCGGATGCGCGGCCTCGTGCCGGTGTTCGTCACGGCCAAGAAGAACCTCTACACCGACATGGTGAGCCGGGATCTCAAAGCCCTCGGCAATCCCGACTTTAAGCCGTTCATCACGGACAACGCCTATTACCTCGAGGATGGCCGGGGCCGGGAGTTCAAGGTCAATCGCAAGGCGAGCCTTGGCAGCAGCCTCATGGCCGACGTGGTGCGAACCGGGAACCTGCCCGAAGGCGCGCAGGCTGTCTTTACGACCTACTCCCAGCTCGGCTCCGACAAACCGCAGGGCTGGAAGGAGACGCCCAGAGAGAAGTTCCAAAGGAAGAACGCGCGGTTTGAGAAGCCGGACGGTCCCCGGTGGGCCATGCTGCGCGCCCTCGCGCCCCGGGCGATCTTCATCCTCGACGAAGCGCACCTCGCGGCCGGCCAAGACAGCGAGGTAAACCTCAAGCTCTTCGGAATCCTCCCGTCGGCCCGGGGCACCTACTACAGCAGCGCCACGTTCGCCAAGCGCCCCGACAACCTGGGCCTCTACGCGCTCGGCACGTCGATGAAGAACTCCGGGCTGGACGCGGAGCACCTCGCGGATGCGCTGACGGCCGGCGGCGTGCCGATGCAGCAGGCGCTGACGTCGATGCTCGCGCAGTCCGGGGAACTGGTGCGACGCCAACAGGACTGGACCGGGGTTGAGATGCGGTTCAAGGCGACCAGTGCGAATCCCGCGGCCGAGATCGAGGCGGCCGACACCTACACGGCGTTCATTCGCGACCTGATGACGCTGGCGCGGCAGGTCAACCAGGCGGGCGCCGGGTTGGCCGACGGGGAGAACCAGGTGGCGCCGGACGACGTGACGGTGTCCCTCGAGCCGATCAACTTCGGAAGCCGACTGTTCAACCTGTCGAATCAGTACCTCCTTTCGCTGCGCAGCAAGGCCATCGCGTCCGAGGCGATCGAACACCTCCGGGCTGGCCGCAAACCGTTCATCGCGCTCTACAACACGATGGAGGGTCCCATCCTGGATCTCCAGGCGCGCAAGCTCCCGCTCTCGTTCAGCGGCATGCTTCGCCGGGAAATGGCCAAGATGCTCACCATCACCGTCCGCGACCCGCGGGCGGAAGGGGGGCGCCGGAAGATCGAAATCCAGCCCGAGGATTTGCCCGACGGCGGGGCGTTTTACCGGGAACTCGAAAGGCAGATCGAGGCGACCGACTTCCCGGGGTTCCCGATCAGCCCGATCGACTCCATCAAACGCACCATCCAGGAGGCGGGCTTCTCGGTCGCGGAACTGACTGCCCGCGACGGGCAGGTGGACGACACGGGCGAGGAGGTGGTGGTCACCAAGCGCGATCGGCAGGAGCGAACCAAGGTACTGCGGGCCTACAACGACGGCGAGGTGGACGCCCTCATCGTCAACGGATCGGGCAGCACCGGGTTGAGCGCGCACTCGGCGCCGGAGTTCAAGGACAAGCGCCAGCGCGTGATGGTGGTTGGGCAGCCGGCGCCGGACATCAACGAATTCATGCAGATGCTCGGGCGCGTGATGCGCTCCGGGCAGGTGAGCAAGCCCATCTACCGCATTCTCACCACCGCGCTCGCGGCCGAGCGCCGCTTCGCCACGATGCTCCGCGGCAAGATGACGTCGCTGAACGCGAACACGACGGCCGAGGGCGAGAGCGGGATGACCCAAAGCGAAGGGTTCAGCGAGGACATCTTCAATCAGATCGGCGACACGGTGGTCGCCCGGGTGATGGAGGCCAACCAGGAGCTTCTGCCGATCCTGGGAATGACGATCCCCGAGGATGGCCCCGACGAGGGGTTCGCTCGCGTCGCCACGGGCCGATTCGTCCTGCTGCCCAATGCCGACGCGCAACGGCTGTGGGACGAAATCGTCGCCGAGTACCGCCAAGAGATCGAACAACTCGACGAGGCCGGCCAGAACCCGCTGCGGGCCGTGGCCGAGGATCTCCGCGCGCGGACGGTTGAAACCAGTGAGCTGGTGGCCGGCACCGGGTTCACCCCATTCGACGGACCCGCCGTGTTGGAGAAGGTCGTGGTGAGGCCGCCCAAGGCGCCTCCGAAGCATGCCGAGGTGCTGGCGGAAGCCATCGAGCACGCGCACGGCGCCCGGGATCGGGTGCGAGCCTGGATCGACAAGAGCAAGGAGGCCGAGGCGGAGCGGTTGGCCATTGCCGCCGCGCGGGGCGATACCGCCGACCAACTCGAATCCATCCGCCAAACCTTCGAGCGGGTCCGGCAGGACGTCATGGAGGCGTACCGGCTCCTGGGCGAAACCTACGCCGTCGATACGTTGGGAGACGGTTCGACGGCCTACCACGGCGTCGCCGCGCAGTTGAAGCTGGCCGACAAACAGGTCAGCGACTTTGCCAGCCGGTCCCGGCAGGTGCTGGTGCTGCGTACCAACACCTACAAGGGCAAGGCGTCGGTTCCGCTGTCGAAGCTGTTCCGCAAGGATGCCACCATGCTCAGCGAGGTGGACGAAAGCACGGCGGCCGACGTGTTCGACGCGAATGCCGAGTCCACGGCGGAGCGGTACGTCGTCACCGGAAATCTGCTGCGGGGATGGGAAGCGGCCAGCCAGACATCCAGCGGTAAGGGCACTGGAAGCCCGCGCGTGGCGATCTTCACTCGCGAATCCGGCGATCTCGCCACGGGTGTTTTGATGCCTCCGGGGTGGTCCCCCGGCGCCGCGGAGACGGGCAGCATCCCGATCGACACCGCCGACCAGTTTCTTGAAGCCTTGCGGGCGAACAGGGTGCTGCGCTCGCCGGGGCGCATGGTCGAGGTGGCGCGCATCGACAACCAGGCGGTGGCCAGTCTCCCGGCCAACATGCAGGGCCGCCGATTGTGGGGCGACCCCGGGTTCCGCGCGTTCTTCGCCGATACGCCCACGCAGAAGGGCGGGCGCATGGTCGGCACCTTGACCAAGACGGTGGAGAACTTCGGCGCCTTCCTTGAGTTCGTGCGGGCGAAGGGCGTGAAGCTGTCGGCTTGGGACGCCGCACCGCCGTCGGCGCCAGCCGCCCTGGCCAGCCGGGGAGCGTTCGTCACGGTTCACGGCACCGGGTCCGGGCGGCTGCCCGCCACGATTCCGGTCCGGTTCGGGGGAATGGACCTCGTGCGGCCGATCGAACTGCCTGAGCTGGTTCGGTTCGTGCGGACGCTCACGTCGGAATCCCCCCGGGTCGGCCGGGCGGGGAAGCTGGCGGCCGGGAAGTTCCAGGGCGGCGAGATCACGCTGGACCCGACCATCTTCAAGGACCCGGACGTCGCGGCCAAGGTGCTCGCGCACGAAATCGGGCACCTGGTCGACTACCTGCCCGACGGGACGACCGCCCGCGGGAACCTGATTGGGCACCTGCGGTCCCTGCGGAAGTTTCTCGCACAGCGCTTCGGGACGCTGTCGGCCAAGGAGCTTCGCACCGAGCTGCTGGCGGTAACCCAATGGTGGCGCCCGTACGACCCCGTGACCGACCCGCCGAGCTACGTGCGGTACCGGCAGACGCCCGAGGAGCTGTTTGCCGACGCTCTGAGCGTGCTGTTCAACGCCCCGGCCGAACTCGAAACGCGCGCACCCAAGTTCTACCGGGCGTTGTGGGAGAACCTCGACCAGCGGCCCGAGGTGCGCGACGCGCTGTTCGCCGTTCAGGATCTCCTGGCCCGGGGGCAAACCGGGGTCATCGGCGCGCGCGACCAGACCGTCGAAGCCGCGTTCGCCGAGGGCGAGCAGCGGTGGAAACAGGCGGTCGCCGATCGCGAGGCCGACGCCAAGAGCTGGGACGGTTGGTGGACCCGGCTTTGGCAGGAGTTGTATTGGAACTTCTACCCGATCGAGCGCATGGCCAAACAGGTGGAAGGCCGCGGGGTCAAGCTCGGGCTCCGGGACGATCCCCGCGCGTTCCTCGACGACCTGGGCTATCGGGACGTGACCGTGATGCGCTGGGGCCGGCTGATTCACGAGCGCGTTGTCCAACCGATCGAGGAAGCGGGGATGACGCTGGACGACCTCGGAAAGCTCCTGCTGTACGAACGCATCCTCAACGGCGACCGGGCGGGCCTGGCCAACCCCGGGGGATTGTCCCCAAAGACGGCGAGCCTCGGGCTCCTCAAGCTCAACCTCGACCTGGGCATCAACCGCATGACGGTGCTGCGGGCCGCATCGAAACGGTTCCATGACGAGGTGTTCAAGCTGGCCCGGCAGGCTGTCGACGTCGGGGCGTACAACGAGCAGACGTTCCGGACCGTCATCGAACCCAACCGGGATAGCTACGCCACGTTTGCCGTGCTGGACTACCTCGACGACTGGATCCCGCCCGGCATCAAGGAGCAGATCGGCACCCTCAAGGACGTCGCCAACCCGTTCCAAGCCACGGTTCTCAAGAGCATCGCCCTGATCCACTTGATTGCCTGGCAGCAGGCCAAGAACGGCGCGGTCCGGTTCCTCACCCGTCATTTCCCCGACGAAATCGAACGCTGGCGCGGGGCGCCCGGTGAGAACCCGCCCGCCCGCAAGGACCGAGGCGTGTTGACGCGCCTGGAGAACGGCCGGCCAGCCCACTACTACGTGGACCCCTACGTCGCGGATGCATTCGAGAAGGACGACGTGCGCCACCTGAATTTTTTGGTCCGCGCGGCCGACGGGGTGTTCCGCAAGTTCGTCTACCCGTTCATCATCACGTACAACCCCGGCTTCCTCCTGTTCCTGTCACCGGCACGCGACTTGCAGCGAACCGGGCGCAACCTGCCCGGGCACTTTCAACGGCTGCGGCTGCTTCGGGATTACTTCGCCAACATCCGCGAGACGTGGCGCCGCTACGGCGGCCAGGCGGGGCCGCTCATTCGCGAAATGGAAGCCAACCTCGGGTTGGGAACACCGTTCGACCAGATCCAGCGCGCTAACCGCACCGATTTCCTGGCGGATCTCCTGCGACGGATGCGGGTATTCCCGGATCACGCCGTCCGCGGATTCCTGCGGGAGACGATCCTCCGCCCCATTCGCCCGCTGTTGGACAACCTCGAGCGCGCAGGCATGACCCTCGACGCGCTCACGAAGGTCGCGTCGTACGCCCGGCTGCGACGCGCTGGCAAACATCCTCGGGAAGCCGCCCACTGGGTGCGCAACTACTCGGGCCTGCCCAACATCAACAAGCGGGGCCTGATCGCAAGGCAGGTCCGTGCCCTGATTCCGTTCTGGAATGTGTTCGTGCAGGGGTGGAGGGCCGACGCGCGTCTGATGACCAGCCCGACAACGCGTTCGGGTTGGTGGTTCAAGTACATGACGAGCAACGGGCTCGGGCGCGTTCTGACAGCCTTGGCTGCCTCCGGCGCGCTGGGGGCGTTGCTCAAGGAGTTGTTCGACGGCGTCGGCGAGTACGACAAGACCAACTACCAGGTGTTGCCTATCGGCGAGGTGCCAGGCGGCGAGTTCGGGAAGAAGACCGTTTACCTGCGCATCCCGGAGTCGGAAACGGATCGGCTGATTGGGGGCATCATTTCCAAGGGCATCCGCTCGATCGCCGGCGACGACGCGCAACTGGCCGAGATTTTGGATTTTGGCCAGGGGCAGATTCCGGCTCTCAACCCCGCTCTGACGGTGCCGTACAAGTGGGCGGAGTTTGCCGGCGGCGCCAACCCGCGGGACCCGTTCACGGGTCGCGACATCGTGCCGCGGCGGGAATGGCTGGCCGGCGGATGGGAGGCCACCGAACCGATGGTTGCATGGACGCTGGGACAGAGCGGCGTGTTGAACTTGTTCCGGTACGACCCGCAGGCGGACACGACTTGGCAAGCCGTCGCCGGCGTGATCCCGGGAGTCAATCGCATGCTCAAGGTGTCGGACCAGGGGCATCGGGAAGCGCAGCGAGCGAGCATGACCGAGGAGGAAGCGCAGCGGGCCCGGGTTCGGCTCGGCCTCCCGTCCGTCGTGCAGGGTGTGGAAATGGAGTTCTGGCACTTGGCTCGACTCAAGGAGAGCCTGCGAACCGACGCCCAGCGCGAACGCTACGACCAACTGCGGGGGTGGTATCGCACCGTCTACATGCCGGCCTGGGACTCGATCATTCAAGCCCAGCAAGACGGCCGGAAGAACGACGCCGCGGCCACCGCGCGGGCGTTGGGGACGCTGACGGAGCCGTACGCGACGCGCAGCCGTTAGAGCATTTCGTTGCGCGCGACACGCGCAACACGTTGAACGCCAATGCGAGTCGGGTTGATTTTGCGAGCCTCTTAATCAGTTGGTTTCAGGTTCAAGTCCTGACCGGGGCACCACTTCCCTCCCAATGGCTTACGTCGGAATTGCCTCCGTTGCAGACCCTTGCGGTGAACTTGTAAGCCCAATTTACAGGTTCAGCCATTGCTAATGGAACACCGTTTTGCACCGTTTGGAGACGCAGCGACGCGCAGCCTAGCAGCAGCCAAGTCAGCGGCGGGACCACTTCGAGCACGCGGGGGAGCTGGCCCGCACGTCGGTTCCGGGGCCTCCGGTCCAGCGGGAGCGTTCGAGGCCGCATTTCAAATATGCCTTGGCGTGCCGCACGCGAGCGAGGTGCCAGCAGGTGCGGCACGTCTCACCGGCCGGGCCCGTCCCCGGAATCGCAGCGTAACCGTTCGGCTTCGTTGGCCGGCGCTTGCCCTTCTCGCCCGGGGCCGGCGGAAGGTCCTTCTCGACGATGGGCTGCCCGAACAGGTTGTTCATGCTGCCCTCTCCATGGGGATGACGTTCGAGGCGGATCCGGCGGCGAGCAGGCACCAGCAGGGGACCGCGGGCGCGGCCGGCATCCAGTCGAACAGCCCGTCGCCGCCGAGGAGCGCCAGCCGCTCGCCGTAGGTCCGAACCACCAGGCCGGGGCCCGACCCCTGCCCGAGTTCGACGGCGATCGTCGCGTCCTCGATCCCCTGGGACCGCCGGACCCGCACGTAGTAAGCGCGCATGCCGTGCGGCTTCCGGTGAGGGACACCGAGATCCTTTGCCGCGGACGCCAGCGTCCGCGCGAGGTGGGACTGGGCAGTGCCACCGAATGGCACTAGGGGTCGCTCGATGTCGGTCGGGTGCGGGAACATCCACGGCGAACCGGGCGCGTGGATCTCCGTGTAGGCCCGCCACGCCCCAAGGAACTCGTCGAGGGCCGGGTGGATGGTCACCGCCGGGTTGATTCCCCCCTTGGCCCGCCGAACCCGCAGCAACGACACGGCCCGACCGTCGCGGGTGATGGTGATTCGGGCCCCGGGCTGGTCCCCGGTCGCGTCCCAGCGAAGGGCGCCGGGCTCGCCGGGACGCAGGCCAGTGAGCGCGCTGAACAGCAGGTGGCCGCCGGCGACCACGTCAGCGACGGCGGGGGCGGCCATGAGCCGGCCGAGGAGGGCGTGCAGTTCCTCGTCGCTCGCGGGCATCGCGGCAGAGCAGTGGCTCACGGCGGCGGCATCCCGGTACGTGGGGCGGCTGGCGAACGGGTTGGCGGTCAGTCGGCCCGCGGCGACGGCCCACGTACAGCACTGGTGCAAAGCCACAAGTTCGAGATCCGCCTGGCGCTCGCCCGTCCCGGTCCGGGCGTTGGCGCGTTTGTGGGCGCCGAACGCCTCGAAGTCCCGCGGGCCGATGCCGGCCGGGCTCCGGGCGCCCCACCAGGTGAGCGCCGGGCGCAGGAACCCGAGCAGGCGCCGCTGCTGGTCGGGGGTGCGTCCGCGGCCCCCGGGCTTGGGGAGCCCCGCCGCCACCCACGCCTCGGCAATCTGTTCGAGGGTGATGGTCGTACGCTGGCGGGTGCGGTCCAACTCCGCCCAACGGCCCGCCTGGACTGCCGCCCGCATGTCCCGCTCGACCCGCTCGGCGTCCCGACGGGAGCCGGAGAACGTGCGGGTGATGCGCCGGCCGCCGCCGGCAGGGACCTGGATCGTCCAGGTCGCCTCGTCGCGAACCAACGTGCCGTCCGGGGCCCGGCGGGTGCGGTGGGTGATGCTCATGGCGTGGCCTTGGGGGTTGTGATAGCAGGGGGAATGAAGCGGGTCTGGGTGCGGTCAGTTCAGGTCGGTCTGGTGCTGGTCTGGTGCCTGGTCTGGCCTCGGCTCCACGACTGGCTGGTGCGCGAGCAATGGGTTTGGGGGGCTGGGTGGCTGATTGGGGTCGGGGTCATGATGTGGATCGGGGAGAAGTGGCAACGGATCAAAGCCCCTGAGCTAAGCGCCCGAGATCCAGAACGATCGCCCGAAGATCGGGATTCGTGACCGCGGCGGCCCGGATCGCCTCCAGTGCCCGTTCCAGCGGCGTGGCTAGCTCATCGTGGCCGGCGTCGTTCATGGTTCCGGACCCTGCGAGAAGGTAATGGTAGGCCGGCGGACACCGGTCGAGCAGGTAGGCCCGTACCAGAATGGCGGGCCAGTGACCCCCGAAGCACATAGCGCACTGTCCGACCAGGTCGCTGCTTTCGGGCAGGGAGCCGGTGGTCCATCGGGCGATGCTGGAGTGGCTGATCCCTAGCGCGCGCCCCAGTTCCATGAGGGTCTTGCGCTCAGTTTCCATCGCTCCCTTGAGGGCTGCCGCGAATTCGTTCACTGTGCGTATAACGCACAATTAGCGATGAAATGTCAAGATTGCGCTTGCGTTGAAATTACCGTCATGTATAAATTACCGCGTGACGGACGAGAAACGCGCTCTGTTGGAACAGGTTATCGCATTCGTGCGAATCCGCCGGGTGTCGCGGCGGGCGACGGCGGCCGAGGCGCGAGCGGCGATCGAACTGGAAGAACACCTTGAGCGGATGCTCGCCGGGGAGGGCCGGGAACAGGAGGCGGTGGCGGCGTGAACAGCTTCTGGAATCAGCTCTGCGCCGCGTTGGCGGCGGGTCTGGCGCCGGTGACCACGACGCTGGGCGACACGCGGCCCGTCCAGCAATTCGCCGCGTCCCTCGACGGAGCGTCGGCGTTTCACTGGCTCCGGTTTCCCTACCGCCGGTCCTATCGGGCGGCCCAGCGCGAGGCGCGGGCTCGCCGGAATCGGCGGCTGCATCACGGGAGGCGGTCGTGAAGCCCACGTTTGAAACGACGTGGGAGGACGAGCGGGGCCGGTCGGTGACGCACACCGGGACGGCGGCCGGCACGGAGAAGATCCTCAAGCGATTCGCGAAGGCGGGAATCCTCGCGACGACGATTCAGGTTGGCGTGCCTCCGGAGCGGCAGTCGGATTTCCCCAGCGGGGTCTTCATGGGCAAGGACGGCAAAGTGTACTGGGCGTTGCAATCCATTCTCCCGCGGAGGGTCCGGGAAGGAAGGGTCCCATGACAGTGCGTGGCAGGGAGTACCAAGCCCGGCGATTACACCGCGTGGCGTCCAAGACGGCCCACGCGAGCAACCGGGCGGACCGCATCGCGTGGTGTGATTTGCCGAACGAGTCGCGCAGCGCCGGGCGGGCCGTCGCGGTGGTGGTCTGGTGCGATCCAACGCCGAAGAGGACGCTGCGATGATCTCCACCGCCGACCAGGTCGACGCCCTCGCGCACTTCCGCGCGAACACCTCACACGCCTGGGTGGTCACGGGCACGCGGGTTCTCCCCGACGGGTCGGTGCAGACGATGGTGGCCTCGTCGTGGGGCCGGACCGAGGAGCGGGCCCGGGCGTTCTACGAGCGCCTCCAGGATCTCGGCGAGCAGCAGGCCCTGCCCGGCGAATGGCGGGGCCCGCGGTGGACGGCGGAGCAACTCGTGTTTGTTCGGGTGGAGGAATCCCTATGAAACCATGGATTGGTCACGCGCTGGTGTGGACGGGGTTGGCCGGGTTCGTCGCGCTGGTGGGCGAAGCGTTAGGACGAACACAGCCGATCGAGGGAGGGCTCGTGCTCTACGTCTGGCTGGTGCTCCTCCTCTACGTGATTGCCGTGTTTGCCTCGGGGTGCGCTCCGCGTCGGACGACCGAATACGGCGACCAGGCGCGCATGGATGACGAGGCCAAGGCTCTCGCCGAACGTCACTTTGGGGGTGTGCCTCGGGATGGCTGCACAGCGGGGACAGCGGATCGGGATCGTCAGCCCGACCACGGGAGTTAAGCCGAGGCGCACCCCCATCAAGTTCGCCATGGCCCGCCAGCCTACAGCCCCCTCCCGGGATCTTCGTCACGCCGCCCGGGATGTCCGAGACGGATACCGCGCGTTCATGGAGCGGCGCGGGAATCCCGATCCCCTCGCTCGGGGACTGGATGGCCGCGGGCCAGCGCGTCGGGCGCATCCCTGGGTGCGCGCGTCCAAGGCCGTCTACGCCGCGATCCAGCGGAAACGAGAGGGCGGCGCGTGAAATCAACGTCTTCCCTTGAGGTGGCCGCAGCCATGAATCGCCTCCTGGCGGCCGGCTGGACGCTGGCCTCCCCGACGGTCGAGCGGCTCCGACTGCTGCGCCCTGCGGACGTGGCCGAGATCCTCGGGGTCGGCGCCAACCGCGCACGGGAGATCATCCACGCGCTGCCCAATTCCGTCCGCCTCCCCGGCGACGACCTGCGGGCCCGGCCGGCGGACCTGGAGGAGTGGATCTCCGCGCATCGCCTTTCCGGCCGCCCACCGGTCAACGGGCAAACACCATGAACGAACCAAACTCGTTCCTCGCGACGTTGCAGCGTCACCGTGGCGGGGCACTTCTGGCGGAGGCCAGCAATCAACTGGCGGCTCTCGTGGCCGCCGTTCACGCGACCGGGAAACCCGGAAGCGTCACCATCAAGCTCGACATCCGGCCGGCGACCCGCGGGCGCTCGGCGGTCGTGCTCAAGGACAAGGTCACCCCGAAGCTGCCCAGCATCGAGGCCGAGGAATCCTTCTGGTTCGCCACCGAGAGCGGTGCGCTCACCAAGGACGACCCCCAGCAGTCGAAACTGCCGTTCGAGCCCGTCGCGGTGCCCGGCGGCGTGCCGGTCGTCGTCGATGGGCAGGCGGCCCGGGCCGTGAACGGGTAGCCCGCGACGGCCAACCTCAACCCCCAACGATTCTACTCTCATGGCTGAACCTCAGATTTCCCCTCCCGCGAACACCGAAACCGTGTTCGAGCATGCCCAGCGGCTGGCCTCGCCCATGGAAGCTTCCGGAGCATGGCGCGGCGCTCCCGTGGTGCTGGTGCCCAAAGGCTGGACCCCGGTCGCGGTGCCCGGCTGGAAACCGACGGTCCCCCCGGACCACGTCAGCGGTGTCATTCGGATGGAGGATGGCGAGTCCTTTGCGCGGTACGTGGCGGATTTCAAGACCGTGACCTCGCAGGTGTTCGGCTCCCGCACCGACGACCAGCGGCTCGTTGTTCGAGCCGTCATCGACTACCACGGCAAGGAGGGCTCGGTGCAGTTCTGCGAGCACCTGGTCGAATTCACGCCCAAGCTGGCGGTGCCATGGGTGCGCTGGACGGCGGTGGACCGCAAGCCGTTCGGGCAGGCGGAATTTGCCCAGTTCCTCGAGGATAACCTCGCCGACATCCAGCACCCATCCGGCGCGGATCTTCTCACGATCATCAACACGCTGGAGATCGACGGAACCCTCGTGTTCCAGAAGGCCATCCGACTCCAGGACGGCACGGTCAAGTTCTCGTTCCAGAACGATCAACGGGCGAAGTCGGGCGACGTCTCGGTGCCGAGCGAGTTCCACCTCGCGCTCCAGGTATTCGAGGGTGAGCCCCACCTGCGAGTCCAGGCACGGCTGCGCTACCGCCTCAGTTCGAGCGGCGAACTCAAGGTTTGGTTCGAGCTGGTGAATCCCCACAAGGCGGTCGACGTCGCCACGCTGCTCGTGTTGGAGCGGATCCAGAAGGGGTGCGGGATCCGGCCATTCCTCGGCCGGCCGCCGAGCTGATTTCCCCTCGTCTCGGCGGTGGTGGACGCCGGGATGCACGCCGGGAAAGGCGCAGGTCGCGCCCCTCGGGCTGGCAACGCCGGCGTGCAGGTGAAACCCGCTGGGTCCACGCGCCCAGCGATTACCCAAAACAAAGAGAGGCAGAGACGCCATGGAAGACATGATTGTACCGCAGCAGATTGTGATTCTGGATCGTGGATGGGTGTTGGTTGGAAAGACCGACCAAGTCGGGGACGACGTGGTCATCACGGATGCCCGCTGCATCCGGTATTGGGGCACGACTCGGGGTTTGGGGGAGCTGGCTGAGTCCGGGCCGACGAAGACCACGAAACTCGACCCGATGGGGCGTGTGATTGCGCCGCGTCGCGCCGTCATCGCCATCGTCGCATGCAAGACCGCCTGGTAACGCTCGACGGCTCCGGCTCCGGCTCCGGCTCCGGCTCCGGCTACGGCTCCGGCTCCGGCTCCGGCTCCGGCTCCGGCTCCGGCTCCGGCT